TTGAATCGTCTCCAAATTTATCCGCAAAGAAAAGGACTTCGTCTGTAAACGTCTGTACCGATACCCCATCCCAATTGGCGAAGCTTGAAACAAAGTTGATTAATAAGTCATTGTCCCATCCGTTTTCTACGACAATGCTCGAGATGCCTGATATAAAAGCAACGTCCGCCTCTCCTAAACCTTCGGTGTTCAAGCTGATTCTAAAACCAGACCCGTTAACCATTTCATCTAATAATTCAGTTTGTTTTTGGTCATACGATGTCGCTCCAGTCGCCTGTAGTGACTCAAGATCCTTTATGACATCTTCATATATACCCTGATATTGTTCGCTTGATTTGTATGCTTCTTGTGATTGAGAGAGATATGTTTGTGCAAATTGCACAGCTGAAATCCTATCGGAGACCGTGGCTCCTTCTGCCATCGCTGCACGCATCAATGTCAAGTAGTCTTGACTCGCATCTTTTTGTTTTTGCTTAGGAAGAGCAATGTTTAAATTGCTATATTGAATGTCGTCGATAGTACCTGATACAGTAGAAATAAAACTTTTCATCTCCGACATTAAATCTTGTTGAATCCTAGACATTGCGTCAATATCGCTTAATAGATCCTCCATCGGAACACTGTACCATTCGGCGAGTTCAAAATATTTGGCTGCACTCATTTCAGATATATAAGCTAAAGCGTCGGACAGCATGCCCTCATCTTCGATACCATACTTAGATAATACCTTTTCCTGCGAGTATTGCTCCGCTGTATATCCAGAGGCTAAAGCCCTGGTTTGTCCTAATCTGTCGGACATTGCCGTATGTAGAGCATTCAATTCGATGTTGAACGCCTTGATGCCTTGCGCCACCTCGGCAGTTAATCCTCCGTTCTCGTCATAAAACTTGTTTAGCTCGAGCAGTCTGTCGGCACTTTCAGTATATTTTTGATTAAGATCCCGGAGAGATGTAAGGTAATTTCCCATTTGGGAGTCAACAACAGAACCAATAACAGAACCAAAAGCATCTGTGACCTCTCGCAAGTCACCAAGTGCCCATATTCTTTCTTGTAAGTGCTTCAAGCTATCATCCATGGTATCCAACTCATTCCTTCTACTGATAGCCAGAGCTGTTCCCGCTTCTCCTTGTAATTCAAGTAACTGGATATTGAGGCCTGATTTTTTCTCGGATATGGCGGCTTCTTGCGCTTTTATATATGCGTCCGTCTGGATTGCTCCCCATTCCCTGATTTCTGCCAGTTCGGTTTCTGTTGCTCCCAGATCCTCGGCAATTGATATACTTTCGTCTGTTGCTCTGGTAATTTTTTCCAGCCCTAATTCATAATCCGACAGAGAACTATCTGATATGGCGTCACGGATTCCATCCATCATGACTTCTTTGTTTTTCGCAAGCTCTTTGGCCGCTGCGTCGAATTCCTCTACGAATCCTGTAGCCGTTTCAATTGATAATCCTGCGGCTTCTGCTGCCGCTGAAAATTCAGGGAACGTTGTGTTCGATGCCCAATTAAAAAGTATGGCTGCATCGTCAAATGAAAGATTTAATTGATCCATAATTGATACAAGGCTATCAACACCGTTTACCGAATCTTGCCATCCCGTAAAGTCAAAACCTGATTTTTCTGTTTGTGTGGCTGAGGGCTGATATGCGGGCTGATATGCGGGCTGATATGCGGGCTGATATGCGGGCTGATATGCGGGTATTAAAGGCGACATGCTTACTTGGAATTCACTTATCATGTTTTTAAAATCATCATTGTTCATCAATTCAATTGCAGCATCCAAAGAACTTTTTATCGTTGCTATACTGGCCGTCAATGCAGCCCCCGTTGTTAATCCCCCACTAACTATAGAGGAGACCATGGAGCCAATCGCTGCATTCATAGGAGCCAAAAACGCTGAATATATGGATTCTGAAAAGGCGTTTACCGTGGCGCGGGCAATCCCGCCCCTTACTTGATCTTCCAGCGTTTGGACAAAATCACTCGAGCTTTGATTATCTTGGATTGAGTCCCACAAGGAATTTGCAAAGGAGTCTGCTGAAATCATTGCCCCGTTTGATAGTTTTTCAAGTTTTGAATAATATGTATCCGCGGTCTCGGATAAAGACATCAGTGTAATAAAGGCTTCTTTCCCTGATTCCTTGGTCATATCAAGACTTTCTACCAGATCCCTAAATAATTCTTTAGTGTCTGGCAATTCAAAACCAACACCATCAAGAGATTCTGTTAATGATCCTTTTAAATTTGCTTGTTTTTCGGCATCTGTGAAGAAATTGTTGTAATATGTGGTTGTTGAATCCACAAAGTTTTCAATTCCACCTGCCATATCAATTAAGGCTTGTGAAAACTCAATGGTCTTGCTTGGCACACCGGCACCATCAAAACTACCACCAAGTTTTTCAATTGTGCTGACAACAATCTCGGTTTCGGCTGCAAGCCTCACCACAGTTTCAAGAGCACCTTCACCTGTTTGTTGGTATGTCTCTACAAGATTTGTAAATATTTCTCTAGCGGCAGTGTCCCCCATACCTGATAGGGCGGCTTTGATAGCTGTGTTTATTTCATCTGCTGTTTCGAGATTACTGAGGTCAATGTCCACAAGTTCAAAGATGTAATCATTTATAATGTCTGCATTTACACCTAATATTTTACCTGCTTTTAAAAATGTTTTTCCAAGGCTTTCGAAAATATTGGAGAAAAATTTATCTACTGTACTTTGCTCTTCAAAATCCTGGAATACCCGTGGCTGTGGAATGTCTTCACTGTCATTAAACCAACCACCTGATTTATAAATATGCGAGTCCGCATATTTCTGCATATTTAAGCGTTCTCCGTCTTGTAGTGCACCTATGGACACCCCTGACATGGAGGCTATACCGCTTCCGTCCATTTTGAGTTCTTCACCCCCGAAAAGACCGCCTAACAATTTAGTGGTAAGGCCACCTACGATTTTAGTCGCAAATTCCGAAATCCCGAAGGTTAAATTACTGAAGATTTTGTCAAAACCATCCACTAATTCATCAGAAAGGCTTTCTGCCATGCCTGCCTGCCGATCAGTATTCATCCCAAAACCTTCTGCAGAAAAATCCCCATCGCCACCCCTGTATATGCTACTCACAAGGCCCGTGATATTATCGTTCAAACTCCGCATCTCATTATGTATACCTCGGAGTTCTGCATAATCCTCAGCATGCATATCTTCCAAAAGATCCTGGGAGTTCTGCAAAGATTCACTGACAGCCCCGGAGTCACCCAAGACTGAGCCGGTGACGTTTTCGGCTTTCACGGGCACTGAAGAAGCGCCCCCACCGATCCCCCCGCTTCCAAATGCAATACCAGCAATTGATAGCACACCAGATACAACAGCGGCCATGGAGGCGATTCTTGCAAAGGCAGAGTATGGATCTCCCGTACCTTGATTAACAACTGCACCAACAGCGATCATGATATTTTTTTGAACGAGCATTGCAATTTCTGCCATATGCGCTGCTTTTGCAAGGCCACTGGCTATCTGTTGAGCCTTTGAACCTTCTTCATAGAGTCCGGCTATATTTTCTAAACTGCTTTTCATATCAGAGAAAGCAGCCTGCTTGCCCTCCAAATCGTCCGTCATAGCCTTGGAATTTATCTCGGCTATCTTACCGGTTTTCCACTCTTCAATCTCGATGATAGCTTCCGCTGTTTCCTGTGCATTCTCAATAAACACCTTTGCACTCTCAATAAGTTCTTCGGCTGTATTTTCGACGTTTGTGATTTGGCCTCCCTGGCCGATCTCCTGACGGATATTATACATGGCGTCGTCAAATTTCTCTTTTTCATCTCTGACTGCTTGTTCGGCTGCTTGTTCGGCTGCTCTTCTTTTATCTAAGTCGTCCTTAAATTTATCAAAAGCAGTCTGAACTCTTTCTTCTTCCACCTTTACCGCATCCTCGGACATTTTCTTACTGAATCTAGCAAATTCTTTATTTGTTTTTATTTTCTCATCGTGTAATTGTTTTTCTATTTTTGCTGAGTCTCTTAATGCCTGGTCTCTCTTGGCATAATATTCTTGATCGAGTTTTGACACCCTCTTAATGTACAGTTCGTTTGCAGCTTCTTTATTGCCCGTCAATAATATAAAAGAGTCTCTGTCCGCAGCATATTGTTCTTTCATATGTTCATAATAATCATCAGTAACTACACCTTTTCCCCATGCGCTTTTGAGAACATCCATTCTTTCCTCAGCTAATTTTAAGGAATCCTCCACTACCTTGACTTGGTCTGCTATCATTTTCATGGTTCTTTCCAGTGCATCCCCCGCACCTTTCGTTTTTTCTGCCCATAGATCAACCATTTTTAATGCGTCTGTTTGTTTCCCAAAATCAAGATCATAAGTACCTGCTTCTTTTGCAATTGTAAGATATGTTAACTGCTCTTGTGCCGCACCTCCCCACCCTTTAGTTAGCCCACTCAAAATATTGATCTGCGCCGAGCCCTTTGCGTTTGTTTCGGCGGCAACCACCGCAGCTTCTGACTGCGCGTCTGTCAAGCCTTTAACAACGCCCACTGTCTGAGTAAGCAATAGTAGTGCCACTTTTGCCTTTACCCCACCTACCAACGCGCCGACAATTCCCAGTTCTTGGATGATTGTAGGTAGTGAGTTCCAACCTGATAATGTATCTTTAAAAACAGATCCCATCCCCAGTCCTAATGGAATAACAACGTCATTTATTATATTTGCTGCTGATTTCCCCAGAGCAACAAATTGATCTTTGTTGTCGATTATCAATTTTGTAAGCTCTTCGACTCGACCTTTTAGATCCTCACCAAATGCATCGGATAAGGATAGCCCCACTTCCGAAACCGTGCTTTGCAGTATCTTGAAAGCATTTTCGAGCGAATCCCGCATAACACCAGCCACTTTCTGTGTTGATTCTGCGTTCGTTTCGAGCTGCTCATTTAGTTTTTCATATGCTTCAACATTGTTCATCAAAACAGTTACGCCAGTTGATGCTATAATTCCAAATTGCTCCACTACATCATTGACAGAGAATTGTCTTTCTTTCATCTCTCTTAAAACATCAATTAAAGAAGACCCTATATCAAGACCCAAAGCTTTTGCGGCCTTCCCTGTTTTTAAAAACGCCTGTCTCAAACTTGTTCCGGCAGCGGAGGCTTTTATCCCTGAGTTGGCAAGCACCCCAAGCATGGCTGACGTATTTTCCACTGTGTATCCCATATTAGCTGCAACGGGAGCAACATATTTGAAGGACTCTCCGAGCATTTGAACTGTAGTGTTCGCCCTGGTGGACGTATTGATCAAGGCATCATTGAGCCTGTTTATTTCAGACACCTCAAGCCCAAAGGCAGTAAGTGTATCTGTAGCAATGTCCGAAGCGGTGGCAAGATCCATCTGGGCAGCGGTGGCAAGATCAAGCAGCCCGGGGAGAGCTGATATTGAATCAGCAGTCCCCATGCCCGCCATCGCCATAAATTTTAAAGCCTCGCCACTTTGCTGTGCTGACCATTCGGTGCTGGCCCCCATTTCTCGTGCTGCTGCTGATAACTTTTTAAATTCTTCAGCACTAGCACGAGAAACTGCTTGGACGGCCTTCATAGTTGACTCGAACTCCATCCCTTGTTGAATTGCGGACTTCAGAGCCATTCCACCAATAGCAGTCCCCAATGCAGTGATTGCAAGAACCGCTTTTCCAGTCCCCTGGGTCAATGTTCTGAAAGCCCCACTGTAATCCCCGATGGATGCTTGAAACCGTGCGGACTCCAGTCGGGTCTGGTTCAACGATCTTCGGAGAGAGTCAATATCTCTTCTGGCCCCGTCAGCCCCCATGCCGTCGTGGAGCCGTCTTTCGAGCCTTGCAAATTCGGACTCATTATCAGCGGCAGAACTCCCCAAACGCCTAAGCTCACTACGCAATTGACTTGATGCTCTTTGTGCCGCCGCAACGTCTACGTCTATTCGGATTCCTGCCATGATTACACCTTTTTTTTGTCTGATTCCGCTTTATGCCTGGCATGTATAAGTGAAAACGCTGTCTGCTCTATTTTTAGTACTCGTTCTAAGTCCGTCCTGTCCGCTTCATAAGCGTTACAGACACTTATAACTGCGGCACTGGGTAACGGCAATGGAGATCCTTCCATGCCCGCCCTGGGTCGATCGTGAAAATTGCATATTTGCCATATCCGTATAGGTAAGTAATTGTTTGGGTAAATATATTTAGGCTTGGGACACTTCTCACACGGGGGATCATCATCCCAAGTCTCATTACATTCCTCACATGTGGGCCGTTCCGGACTGTTCTCCCATTCGGCCCACTCGATTAGTTTTTTTCCTCGTCCTGCTCAATCTCCTCCGTACCGGAGGCAATTCTATCAGCTTTTTCCAGAACATCATTGATCAAATCAGGATTTTGCATATAGGCAATCTCTTTGTTTTTATCGGTACATTCGAGAGGTTCACCTTTTTCATTCTCAAGATTCCACCCGCTGATGGTTTTCTTGGTTTTTGCAACAATAAAGCCAAGGAAATCAGTTTCGGGAGAAAGCAATCCTTTCCTTTTCTCATGAACTGTGTACTTTTTTAGGAGTTTGTTGATTTCTCTGGGAGTCATTGGGTTTACTTCAAAAATTCCCTCATCGTCGCCTCTGACAATTACCACTTCATGCGTTTTTTTGATTGTTCTGATTTTCATTTTATTCACATTCCCTTTCCCGATTATTAATAGTTGGGGCGGAGGAGGGTCGGGATTGCCCTGTTCAGCGATATCACCTATCCACCCCATGTTTTAAAAAAGCACCGATTAGGTAAAAACTATACTACATGAATCTTCCCCGCTAGAGCCAAGTGCAATACCAGCGATTGATAACGAAACCGTTGGCATTGACGTTGTTACGCTGGGGATTTCAAGTTCACAGTACGGCAGGTTAACCGTACATATACTGCCAGTTCCCCCGGAATTAACAGCAATCACATTAACTTTTGTATTCTGTGTGGCATCGTAAAAATATGTTAAATCCTGCTCTCTAAACAGCACATCAAGACTGAGTTTGATAGATCGTCTATCTTCAATGTATTCAGAGACATGTCCCGACGTTGTTATTTCGTCTGTTTGCCATGCGACAGGAGAGTTAATATCGACGGTGAGTGATTTTAGATTTTTACTTACTGCTCCACCGGTATCTCCCTCAAAAGTAATTGTGAGATTTTTGTTTTCAAGCGGGGCACCAACCCTTGCAAGTGTTGGGAGGAATCCCTGTATGGACGTTCCGGAGTCTTCCGTAATAGTATCGTCCATAGTCAGGGTATTTGTCGCCTGGACGATGGATGCTATTCTGTAACCTGCATTTGCATTGTCGTTCAGACCAGCACCCGTGCCGAAAGAAACATACATCCCAGCAGTGAAAAGTTTTGCATTCGTGACTACAACTTCGGTTGAAGACGATGCACCGTCAAGTGTGTCTGTGCCTGCCCACCCGAGTTGCATAAAACCACCGGACAGGTCAAACTTTGACCCGCCTTTATTTGTGAAGTTGAGCTTTCCAGCCTCCGCACAGGCTCCGATTGCCGCAAAAACAGTATGGCTTTTTTTAACCCACAACGTAAACGATGGTTTTGTGATTGCTTGTGAGAAAGCCTCAGAAACACCGGGGTCATTAATTGCGACTCCCATCAGCGACTCGATGATTGTGTTTCCCATTGGGGCAGTACCTGCCGTTCCTGATGGGCTGAGATACATTGGAACGTTCCAACTCCCAGCACCGATTTGATCCTGAAACCTTTCAATCAAATCCAATGAATTTATAATTTCCTCTGAATCGGTGAACGCCGCCTGCTGGTTGATATCCGCTGTTCCCGCTGTGACGACCCTCTGAGTTGCCGCAGTTGGAAACACTGCCGTTCCTTTGATTGCTTCAGGGACTGCAAAACAATCCTGGACTATCGCTCTTGCTACTGTATTACTCATGATTAATACTCCGTAATTATATTAAAAGGTATTTTGGTTATGAAATGATAAGCTTGCCTTGCCTCATCAATCCCTGATTTATATGTTGACGGCATTTGATCCCCATTTTCAAAAAATAACTTTCCAGATTGTTTGTGCCAAAACATAGATTCGAGATATCCTCCGTATGTCAATCCTTGGATATCCCCGGCGTTCATGACTGTGAAGATATTGATATGAATAATCCCGACTCGCTCTGCGACTCCACCAATTTCAAGCCCCATAACATCTCCGAATAAAACATGGGGCTCAACATAAGGCAATGCTGGTGCTGCCTGACTCATCCACCTAATTGATGTCGTTGTCCAGTCAGATAAGAATATATCAAATGCTCTTTGAATTTCAACCGGTGTCATATTGGGTCAAGTCCTCGAAAATTTCTAAGGCCATTATTAAATTTGGTCGTGAATGCCGCCAGGGAAAGTGACACCATTCCTGAAGGTGCTTGATCTGAGTGTCCGTCTTCCAGAGCTTCTATGTATTCAAGATTATTATAAATGGTCACGGTACCATCATGAACGGAGAGCTTGAATTCAGAAACGTTTTCACTGACCATTTGCCTTATCTCGCCCTCTGAATATTCTCTATCAGGGGCTTTATAATCGCTTGGATTAACGTCAATACCCCAAGAGGCTTTCGCTCTTCCAGTGAGTACCGGTGTTTTTGTGACTATGGCTTTATAAATGTCAATGCAGACTTTCCGAACTATCTTTTCATATGATGTGTCAACATAATCAGCTATTTCGTTTAAGGATCTGCTAAAGTCTGCGGCATTGTTTGATATGTCATCAAAATTACTCATGACGTTCTCACCTGGAAAACATAAAGTGCCCTGGCAGAATCAAGATTGATATTCTCTATCCTCCAAATTTTATTGTCAGAATCTGTTATGGTATCTGTGATTTTTGGAGTGGGAGCCAACGAAAAGTTCGGGATGCTCGCTTTTTGATCGGTGCTTATAATCGTCCCAGATGATTCTTGAATTTCCTTGGCACTGTAATCCTCGAATAGAATAGATAATCCGATATAAGCTGTTCCAGAATCGGAATAAGTTCCGGTTGCGGGGTTGTAAACAGGAGCGCCCACAGAGGCATAAGTGCAAGCCAATGGTATGTCCCCGATGGCTTTAAATGCCGTAACTGCTGCTTTCTGGATTATGTTTGCAATCCCCACGATTTTTAATTCCTAACTAAAATAAGATCAAATCCAGCGTGGACGTGTGCATCGGCACCTGAAGGCTGCGCTGAAATTTTGATGTCTGTTTTTTCTGTGAACTTATAATACGGCTTAAACATATGCTGATGACCAGGTGCTTGCTTTGGTACGCCTTTTTGATGTTTTACTTGGAATTCATACCCATTAGCTCTGTCCGCTGCTGAGAGGGCAAACTCTACCCCGGTCGGATCTCTCGATGCGTCTCGAACATAGTCAAAGTAATAATTGGTCATATACGCTGTATACCCAGCAGGAACGCAATAGATGGCCATCAAAGTTTGGTTTTTTCCAGCTCGCATGGTCGCATATGTAGTTACGCCGCCAATATTTTTTAAACTTATAGCTTGATCAATAACAACGTTTGCTAGCACTTTCATCCGAAATACTCGTATTAACGCTGTTGCTAATGCCACTGGTGTTGTCGAATCTGAGGCATCCAATGTCACGGTTTGAACAACAAGGTTCCACTCTGCGTCGAGTCCCTGCACTTCAACTGTTTGGCCTCTCATAGCTGTTTGGCTCGCCACCTGGGAAACGTGAGTGATGTCCGCAGTTATAGGGAAAGAATACGCACCTCCTCCGTCCCACACGTCTTCGGTTGTTCCAGACGATACCTCTACATTGGAACCAAATTTATTTACTGCGCTATAGCCATCAACTCGGCTTCGAGGTATTTCAAGCATTAGATCCGTGCCGATCGGATTATTATTGCCGTACAAAACGGAAGGTTCCATGTTCTTAATTCCCCTAAGTTCTTATAGTTTTACTAATGCCCTTTGAGACTACTTTGCCCCCAAAATACCTGACCATACCAAAAACCGCATCAGGTAGGACAGGCGGTCTATCTGATATTTCCATTTCAAGCTCAATACTTCCGACTTTTATTCTTTTAAATCCTGCTGTATCTGGATCTCCAGTACGATCACTAATAGCCAAAAGCCTTGCAAGTTCACATTGAGCGTTTTTTACTTTCGTTGGGATTTCGTTGTCATCAATGGAATTGCCGTTTTTATCAATCATGCCCGACCTGGGAAGATCAAGAGATTGATTTTCGTCCATTACCCACCCTGCCCAGTTCATCTGCTCATTCAATACTCGACAACTCATGACAGCATAGCCGTTTTTTTTGGCATCACTCAGTGCCATCCATGTGGCATCATGTGGGTTTGTCAATGCCCAATTATCTACGTCTGCAATGCTGACATAACTGTTTGCCCCTGATATGCCCGAACCTGTTTCGACTATCACGACAACTGCCATGGCTTACCCCTTGATATTAATCAGCGATTTCTTTCCGTTTCTTTTCAGATGGCTTGACTGCTCTTTTCTCTTTAAAAAGTGCCTGATCACTTTTTAAATCAGCCTTATTGATTATGATAAATCCACCATCATCTGATTTTACCTTTACTGTTTCTACTTTTCCCATGGTTCAAAATCCTTTCAAAAAAGGACAGGGGTTTTACGCCTGTCCAGATTTATCAATTAGCCCGCAAGCCTTGAAGCTCTTTCGGGACTAACAAGAGCGGTGCCCCACAGGCAGTCAACATCCCACATTGTCATTTTGTAACCACGAATCAATTCGAGTCTCATAATGAGTTTTGTAACCGGATCTTGGAGAATAACGGACTCCATAACATTGCCAGCCTTGCCCTGGCCCAAAAGTGCCTTGATTCCAGCGTCAGGAGCTCTCATGGCAAGACCAAAAGCGTCCCGATGGAATCCCAGGTTAACAACATGTGTGGCCTTGACTGTCACAGCTTCCGATCCAGAAGTAGCAATCTTGAGTCCCGGTTCGATGGAAAGAGAGAAATCTGTAGCAGCAGTCGCCTGAGTGACAGCAGCAGTAAGAACATAAGTCTGGTCATCCCCAGCGAAAGTAACGATATCGCCCTCAAGCAATGCAACTGCTCCGGTTGATGCAGCAGTGGTACAAATAATAGTTTTAACACCGATGGCATGGGCTGTGGCTGCCTTTACAATCGCACCTGTGGTAATCGTTCCAGCAGTATGTGAGGGGACGCTGTCATCAGAATTCCAATCAAAGCCAAAAATAGTTCCAAGCTCGCCGGTTGTTTTTGTTGCGGGATTGCCTCTTTTTTCAGCGTCAGAAAAGGGAGAAAGATTAAGAGCTGCTGCCTCTGCTGCAAAATCAAGCACTGCACGTCTGTTGTCCTTGGGACAGACCTGCTCATGCAAGACTTTTCTCAAACCAGTAGCGCTGGCAACTTCAACACCGGAACCGAAAGGAGTTGTGCCTGCTGTGCCAACATATCCATAAATGCCTGTATAGGTGTCAAAAACAGAAGCATTAATAGCATTGGCAAGGGATTTGAATGCTTCGTCCATCTGGAGAGGAACAAAATCCTGATCGGCACGGATACGCCCAACTTCCTGATCGTTCAATGCAAAGTCAGCGTGTTTCCAGTTATTGAGGGTGATTTGTGCTACTCGGGGAGTTAGCCCGGTGGGTGCTGTGGGCGTTGCAGCAGGGGTTACATCGGCAGCAGTCATGGCAGTTGAAAGGGGGATATCAATAGTTTTTCCCTTCATTTTTGCTTCAAGGGAATAATCTGTGTTGACAAGACGGGTCATGAGGCAGGGTTGGCGCAATGTCCTCATGCCTCTCGCAAGAATTTGGGTTAGAATTGCAGTAAGCGTATTAGCCATAATAAAAATCTCCTGAAAGTTATCCAGGATAAGTCCTGGAGGTTAGAATCGCTTAACCCCTCCGGGGCTTGTCCTTGACACCGCCAAGAGACTTTTAAAAAAAACTATTTTTAACTGTATTTTATTTTAACATGCTTATCACTGATAAGTTGTCAACAACTCTGTTATTGACTATTAAAAGTTAATCAACTGCTTGGATCTTCCCTGAAGCTAAATCATCAATCATGCTTCCAGGGATATCCCTACCGGAAACACTGTCAACCCGAACCTGTCCCTGAGTCACCATGGGTATATCAACACCACCCAATGCTCCTGTGCCTTCCGATTTTTGGAAAAGGTTTGATTTTGGGATATAGGATTTTGTGAGATACTCTTCAAGACCTAAATCACCGTCACCTGCCTCATTCTTTCTTTTAATACCTTTCTCATCGAGAAAAACAATTGAGTTTGTGTCCGGATCAATAGAAGCAACTTGCTGTATATCCGATTGAACATACCGCATGTTCCCTTCCGCTGGAATTGCATGTTTCAGAGTAGTCATTGCCGTCTGATTTGCTATTTTTTCAGCATTCCACCCGGCCTGAACTGATGCAGCCTGAGCCTTAGCTGCTTTAATGGCTTCATTGTGCTGCTGTTCAAGATTTGCCTTTAACACTTTCCATTCACCTGCTTCAGCAAGGCGGTTATTCTCAAGCTCCTGAAGTTTTTGCACTGAGTCAGCGTATTTGTCTGGATCAATATCCTTGAATTTCAGAAGCTGATTTTCAAGCTCCGTTTTTTCTTTGGCAAGGTTGATATTGTTCGTCCTGAACTCGTCAATCTTGTTTTTTTGAACAAACCCATCAAGTATAAATATACCATCCTTGGCTGTATAGTGCTCTTTTAATCCGTCTGGTATTTCGGCTTCTGTTGAATATGATTGTTTAAGCATTGGTTAGAATCTCCCGTTTTTAATCATTATTATTACATAATCGGATATTTTGTTATGGATGTCAAGAAATTATTTGGTAACTATTTGTTATTTCAATACTCGGCTCTCGCTCTTTCAAGGCTCAAGCGTTCCATGGTCGCGACGGCTCTATTTCTGATTTTATCATATTCAGGGTTAGTATGTCTGTTCTTCCCATATTTCACAACGGCTGCTACCTGTGCTGCCCTAGCCTCGCGCCATTCCATCTTTGCTTTCTGCAAAGCTGTTTTTTGTTTTACTGGTTTTGACTTTACTGTTTGATAAGCAGGATTTTCACCGACCATTGGCGGGTCTGGTTCTTCTTGGTAGAGATATACAGGTAATACGAAAAATGCGATTATGATAATGGCTGTTATGAGATCTTTCATTTTGTATTCCCCCCTAGCTTCAAACATTCCTCAATTACTTCACTCTGTCCATGAAGTTCGGCAAATGTCATTACTCTTTTTTTAACGTCCTGATAGATATCTTTGTAAAACATTTTCTTATCCATCCCTGATCTAAGCCCTCTGTCAATTATCTGTTCTGCTGAACTTACTGTCATGAGTTGTTGGATCGTCATGACTTCTCGAAGGTTCTTGAATTTGCCTTCAACAATAAAAAGCAATCCATTCATCATTTTTGTGATATTGGAGTAATATCTAATTGCA